AGAGACGTGCCTGGTCCTCTTCGTCCCGGTCCTCGTTCGGGTCGTTCGCGAACTGCTTCTTGAGGGCTGCCACAACCTCAGGGTGCGACGCTCCGAGCACGTTCATAGCCTGCCCGTCGGGTGCGTTCGTCACCGCGGAGAGCGCGTCGAAGTCGTTGCGGGAGCTTTGCTGTACGCGCGCGACCTGCTGCGCCTTCCAGATATCTATCCGCGCCTGCACGCTCTTCGGGCCCAGACCGTTCTGGTCCTGCGGGTCTATCATGTACGCGTCGTTGATGGCCTTCAGTGCGCCGGGCGGTACCGGGGGGACGTAGTACTGGCTGCGGAATGCTTTCTCGATAGCGCCAGGGTCCAGGATCGACGGGTCCGGGTCGGAGTTGTTCCGGGCGTCGGTGAGCGCCTTCGGCTCCCCGCCCTGGCCGCCGCCATTAGCTGGCGGGCTGTCGCTCCCGCCGACCCCTGACTGGTCACCCTGCCCGGTCGTCATGTCGTGGAGCCGCGCGAGTATCAGAGGCATCCGCGCCTTCGTCAGCTGGTTCTGCATCGCCGCGGCCTGGGTCTGCTGCGCGGCCGCCTGGGTCTGCTGCTGGGTGAGCTGAGTGTTCGCGTTTGTGTTCTGCTGGTTCGCTACAGCGGTCGGACCGAAGTTCGCGGTGGTGTTGCCGGCGATGTCGACCGGGCTGAAGGCGCTAATGTCTGCCATACTTAGTTTCCGCCTCCAAAGAAGCTCCCAATGACGCTCGTACCGTCGCCGCCGCCGCTGTCGGTTATGGGGTTCCAGGCAGTGTCACCGCTGCCGTTGAAGGTGCTGTCGGTCACGCTGCTCCAGTTACCAGTGCCAGAGTTCAGGGACGTACTCCCGTACGCGCCGCCGAGCGGGTTGTTCGCGTCGTACGTGCTCAGCGAGCCCGCGCTCCCCTGGCCCGAACCCTCAAGATCATACGGGACCCCGGTCGACGGGTCAACCCCGCCGCTCGTAGTATCACCCGAATTCGCGGTCATGCCACCGCCGCTGCTCCCGCCGCCGCTCCCGCCGCCGAGCGCTCGACCCGCGGCATTGATCAGGCTCGTGCCCGCACCGTTCGCACCGAAAAGGCTCCCCGCCGAGTTCGCGACCCCGGTGTACCCTTCCCCCTGCGCGACACCGATGTTCTGCTGTAGCTGGCCGATGTTGTTCGCGGTCGTCTGGTTCCCGGTCTGGAGGCCCTGGTTCGCTGTCGTCCCGAGACCGGCGGCACCCATCAGCTGGCTGATGTAGGTGTTGTAATCTTGCGAGGCGGTCCCGGTCACGTACTGTCCGACAGCGGCCGCAGTGTTCGGGGTGTACGCGTTCCCCATCGAAGCAGCCTGGCGCTGGATCGCCTGCGTACCCTGCTGCACAGCGAACTGGTAGCCGGGCATGTTCAGGAAGTTCGAGGGGTTCGCCGTCTGGCCGTTGAGACCGAGCGATGACTGGAGGGCGGTGTTGGCGCCCTGCCCCGTCTGCTGCTGGGTGGCCCAGATATTATTGATGTTGCCGAGGTTGTTCTGCTGGGTGGTGATCGCGTTCTGGTCCGCGTTCGACTCCGCGTTCGCTGCAGCGAGCGAGCCGGCGGTGCCTATCCCCGCCTGCAGGACGCCGGGGAGCGCGCCGGTGATCGTCGACGCTAAAGATGAGTCTGTGCTTGCCATGTTACCGTTGTTCCCCTGTATACCACTCGCCAGTGCACCCGCACCGAGACCAGCCGCCAATGTGCCCGCACCGAGATAGCTCGATCCGTTAGACCCGGACGGCGTAGTGCCGCCACCTGGGTTGTATGTCAGCCCTGGGTCAGCCGCCATCCGTACCGCGCTGCCGCCACCAGGGTTATATGTCAGTCCGGGGTTAGCCCCCATCACCTGCGCGCCGCTCTGCGCCTGTATGCCGGAGGCGGGCGTAGCGGTAGCGGCCGGCGTAGCGTTGGGCTGGTTCCCGTTCTGTCCGTTGCCTGTGATCGCGCCGGCCGCGAGCCCGGTCAGGCTCGTGGCGGCCAGCTTGGCGCCACCGTTCACCAGCGCGCCCGACACTCCGTTCGGAACACCGAGAGAGCTGAGACCCGACTTCGCGTTGCCGAGCACGCCGGACCCTTGGATGCCGCCCGTGATCCCGCCGCCGATGGCGCCGATAAGCGCGCCCTTGCCAACGTTGGTGCCGGTCAACGCGGAACCAATCGCGCCGGTAGTGCCGCCGGCTGCGGCGCCGCCCGCGATTGAGCCGCCGACACCGCCGATCGCGCCGGCTACCGCGGGCGCGATTATAGCGCCCGCGCCGGCCGAGATGCCGGCCAGCGACAGCCCGAGCGCTACCTTAGCGAGCGGGTCGGTCTCGTCGTTGACCTCGTAATTATATTTGTTGTACGACGACACCAGGTCGCTGGTGGCGTCCCACTGCGCCATCTGCTGGGACACCGTCTCGCCGGGCGTTTTCGGTGCGTCCGCTATAGAGGAGTCAAGCGGGTTGCCGCCCACGATGGCCGGGTCAAAGTTCGCGGGTACCAGCGACCCGCCCACGTTGGCCTTGCTGTTCGCGGCGGTGGCGATACTGCCGCCGTAGCCGCGCGACGTCGCACCGCGGTACCCCGAGCTATCGCTCAGAGATCCGGCCGGCAGGTTGAGGTGCGACGTGGGTGCGGCCATTCTGCGTAGCTAATGCTGACCGACGACGCCCTGGATCTTCTCCACCGTACGTGTGATATGTCCCAGCCCGAGCATGCCGGCGAGCGTGCTCTGCAGGAGAGGGTCATTCAGGACAGGGAACACGACAGGGTGCCCAGCGAGCGCTGCTAGCCAAGTGAACATCGGGGCTATGATGCAGCTGATCGCGAGTCCCGTGCCGCACACCCAGCCAACGTAGGGGCGCCAGCCCGCTATGAATACGGAGGTAGACGCCGCCTCTACCTTGTCGACATCGGTCTGCGCGCTCGTCACGGCCTGGAGCTGTATCAGCTCCTCCTGGAGCGCGCCCTGCAGCTGCAGCTGCTGGAGCTGCGCGACAGCTGCCGCGGCGGCGGCCTTGTCCGGGATCACCTTCATGATGATGTCGCTGATCGGCTTCAGGATGCCGGCGATGCCGTCGGAGATAAAGCTCATGCCGGGTACTCTCCAGTCAAAAAATAATTCGCGATGCGCGTGGCGCGGCCGGGCTCCTCGAACCCGTGAGGCTGCACTTCCTTCGCCCACGCGCTCGCGAGTAGATGGTCATGCACGCCCTGCCAATTCTTCGCAGTGATGAGCGCGCGTGTCGGAGCAAACTGCTCCCACTTGCCACCCATGTTGAATGCGATCTCTGTGAGCGCGTTCTTGCGGCACTCGGTGTCGCAAGATTCAAACTCCGGCCAGCGCGATGCGAGACGCATCGCATTCATGATGTCAGTGCAGAACCAGCGGTCGCTGGTCGATTGAGGGATGGTGAACCCTTCCCAGCTACGGCCCGGCGCCGGGCGCGGCATCAGATGCCCGCGGCCGCACGTCCAATTGCCACGAGTATCGAGATATGCCGTGAGTTCATCCCTCTCTGCAGCATCCAGATCAACTGCCAGACGCCTATCGATTGACGGATCGAGAACTGTTTCATTCGTGATTGCCATGTTGTGGTTTCCTCACCTGGGTCTGAATGTCGTGGACGGTGTCCTTGATGTCATCCAGCGACTGCTTCATCGCGGAGTTCTGCTGCTGGATAGTCGCCAGCTGGTCGTCGTGCTTGGCGACGTGCGTCTCTGTCTGCGCGTTCTTCGCCTGCAGCTCGACGATCTGCTGGTTCACCTGGCCGCCATGATAGACGGTCGAGTATAGGCCGCCGGCTGTAGTGACTACTATCGCTACGGCGGCCATCGCGGACTCCATCGTCCATCGCAACATACTCATATCATCTCACTTCGGAGGCAGGCCGCCGAAGGGTACGCCTGCGGCGGCCTGCGGGACTTGCTGCTGCACGAACTGGTAAGCTTCGACCCAGGCCACAGCCTCCATTCCGGTAGACTGAACACGCCGCAGAAACTCAAGAATGTTCTTTGCGATGTGCTCCGGGATCGGCGCCTGAATGGTTGGGTTCACGCGCACCTCCGCGTGCGGGTGGTCTTTCAGCGCGGCCGCTATATGCTGCGCTAACGCGTCACCCTGTCTATTAGCTTCGTCTGCGTTCGTCATGGCTCACCTCTCTAGTAGTACGCTATCTGCTGCGCTGTGCCGTTGATGGACAGCGTGAAATACCCTTTGGGGGTAGCCGGGAGCGCGCCCGCGCCGCCCGCGCCGGGGGCGGTGGTGGTCGTGGCTACGCTACCGAAACCTATCGCCCCCGCGCCGCCAACGGTAAGCAGCGCGAGAGTGTTCGCCTGGTTGTTGACGTTCAGGGCGGTGTCTGCGGCGGTGGTTCCCGCGTTGATCAACAACCCGAAGCTGTTGCCCGACGAGCTGCTGCCGACTATGTGTATAGCGCGCTGGCCGGAGGCCCCGGTAACCGTCAACGCCGACGCGCCGGTAGCCGCGAGGATCGCGACCGCCCCCGCCGCCGACATCGTGAACCCGGTCGTCGCGGTCGGGCCCCACGTCGCGTGCCCGTCACCGAAAATTTCAAGGTACGCCTGGGTGGTCGCCGCGTTCCGTATCAGTAGCGCGACGTCCGAAGCGTTCGTGCCCGCGTCGATCAGCAGCCCGAACGACTCGCCGGTAGTAGGGCTGCCGTCTATCTCTACCGCGTACGCGTTCGGCGCCCCCAAGAACGTCGCGGCGTGGTTCGTGTTGGAGGCGGTACCGTTCGCTCCGGGCGCGCTCACCGTTAGCGTGGTCGTGCCGGCGGTCGGGTCCGTGAGCGTTATCGGCCCCGGCCCGAACGATATCGTAGCGTACGGCGTGCTGATGTTGCCCGTCACCACGATCCCGTTCGCGCCGACGGCGTTGCGAACGTCCGCACCCTTCAGCGAGTTATTGATCAGGGTGCGGAACCAGGTCGCGTCCCAGTCCTTCGGGATGTTGAGTATGTTCGCGCCGTTGATGCCAGGCTTGGTAGCTAGGACTATCGCCATGCTACCACTTGCACGGCTCGACCATCGCGGTCACGCTGACGGCGAAGGTCGTGGAAGCGTCCGTAATCCTGAACTGCATCACGAGGCTGTAGTACTGCCCGATGTTCCACCAGATCGCGCGGTTCGATGTGTCGCCCGGGACACCGAGCGTCTGCGAGTCATCACCCGACACGTCGTAGGTCTGGCCCCAGTTGTCAGAGAGTAGGAGGCTGATCCGCGGCGCGACCCCGGGGGACGGGCCCGCCCCCGCCGTCACCACCGCCTCAACGCGGCGCACGATCTGGCGGTTGTTCTGATTGAAGAGCGCCTGCGTCGTGAAGGCGCAGACAACAGGCGCGTTCGGGTTACCAAACTCTGTCTGTACGGTGTCGTCCAGGTAACCGATGGTGCCGCTCTCCGAGTCACCGACCAGCTGCTTCCCGAACGCGTTGAAGTAGCTGAGGCCGCGGTACTGCACCTCCTGCCCGTTGAGTACCGACACCAGGTCGAACCACTGCTGCGTCACGCAGTCGTAGACAAGCGTGCGCTCGGCGAGCGGTATCGTCAGAACGTAGAACGGGTGCCCGTTCCACGTCGGGCCGCCAGCCGGAGACGTCAGCGCGTATATGCCGGTGAGGAGCCCGTTCTTCTCCGCGTTCGACAGGACCAGCTCGACGCTGGCCGTGGAGATGCGGGTCGGCGTCTGCCCGTTCCGTCGGCGTACGGTCAGGTCGTTGCAGACCCACAGCACCGAGTTGTCCTGTAGCGCTATGCTGTACGGGCACTGCGGGTGCACGCCGTACGTCATGTACGTGTCCGACGCCGCGCTGAACGGGGTGCCGGTCGGGTTGCCGGTGTTGACGAACCCTTCCGACGAGCGCGACCCAAGCATCAAGATCTCGCGGTGGTCGACGCACATCCCGTAGAACGGGTCCGTGCCGAACTGCCGATTGAACGAGGCGGCGGTGGTGAAGGTTATCTGCGCGTTTCCAGACACCTGCCGGCCGTCGTCGTTGAAGAACGTGTACGAGCCGTTACCGCCGTTGTTGTTCGCCAGGAACACGATATAGCTGTCGACGAACCAGACGTCGATCGCACCGCCGAGCGCCAGAAAGAACGTGCTGGTGAGCTGCTGGAACCCGCCACCGCCAACGAACGGCGTGTACGTGTAGCAGACGTCGGTCCCCGGCACCAATACCACCAGGCACGCGCCGTTGTCCGTCATCCGTACGAACCCGGTCCCGATGATACCGCTGTTGGAGCCCGGCACCAGGGTGAACGCGCCAGCGCTAGACACCGTGAACAGATCGAAACCTACCACGGCGTATACGACGCCGGCCATCTCCCACATACCGCGCAGCGGGTTCGTGAGCCCGCTCGGCGTGAACGTCGACAGCCCCGGCCAGCGCCGGAGCGAGGCGGGCTGCTGGTCCTTGACGTCGTCAGGTTGCGTCTGCGGCGCCGGCTCCGGGTAGCACCCGATCAGGCGCTTCGAGCCCGCGCGCAGGTCGGCGAGCTGGTACGAGGCGAGCGGGAGCGGTATGTCTTGAGGTTGCGCCTGACCCATCTCAGAACCAGTAGCTTCCGCCCCAGAGGCCGCCGTTCGCGCGTGACAGCTCACCGAGGTCGCTCTCAGTGTAGCGGAGGTAGCGCTTCGTCAGGCGCCGGCTGGCCTGGAATATCTGCGCGCCTAGGTCGTAACCGTTGAGCGGGTCCGGCGAGGGTGGGATCGTGATGCCATAGTGCGGCGAGAGCCAGCCGGCCAGGACCCACTTCACGTCACCGATGTCTTCGTCTTTAAGAGGCGCGATGCTGTTCAGCTGCGCAATCGTCTGCGGGTACCAGCCGATGTTCCCCCAACCGTCGCGCATCTGCGTCAGAAGGTTGTCGTTGAGGATCGTCATCCCGTTGGCGGACTGCGTGGGTGACGGTTGCCGCCCTTCGCGTACGACGCCAAGCTTCTGGAAAGCTTCGGTGATGATCTGCTGGTTAGTCTGAGCCATGCGCCTCTCTGAAAAATAGTGCCGGTCTCTCCCGACTGTCACGTCATTTAATTAGGCCGACGTTCACCACCAGCGCCTACTGGGTGAGGGCAGTGGCGCTGATTTTCTTCTTTTACTGCACGCGGAACCAAGTACGCGGGTTCACTGCCGCGCCCGAAGCCGGCTGGAAGCCGTTCAACGAGTAGCGGTAACGAACAGTGTACGACTGACTGCCGCCAGCGGTGCCGGCAACCGGGGTGATGGTCGTAAGACCAGAGCCGGCGACGCCAAGGCTGATGAGCGAATCGCCCGTGTTGGCGTTTAGCGCCGTCACGGTAATGACGCTAGCCGCCGCTCCAACGTTGCTGATTTCAGCAATCGCCCCATCGACAGGGTTGAGCGGGAGGTTGATCGTCAATGCGATTGCGCCGGGAGGAAACAATACCAGCATACCGGTCTGCATCGTGATAGTCGACCCTGTCACCAGGGTCGCGCCACCGTAGAAGTCAAACGGGATGCCGACAACGTCGCCGTGCCCATATCCAAGTCCAATGTTAGCCATTTTCGTTTTCCTTATGGGTTATTAGGCAGCCGACGCGACTTCGATGTTCCGCACAGCCAGCTCGGGGTAAGCGAGCACGGCGCCGACAATCGAGTCGAGACGAGCCGGGAGCACGTCGTTAGACGGATCCCACTGTTGCGCGAAGCGGATGTTGTACCCTTCAAAGCTCTCCGCAGCCGTCATCTTGACGAGGGGGCTGAGGTCGAGCATCGGGGGATTCGCAAACACAATCGCGTCCCTATACCAGCCGAGTGACTGCTTGATCAGCTGACCGTTTAGGGCAGCGATGGCAGCGGCTCCGCTCTGGCCGAAGACGCTGATGAGAGCGCCGGCAGCCGGAACGTTGTCCACGTTCTGGTATGCGCCGCCGGTGATGATACCGGGGGCAACCGGGATCGCAATCGCACCAGCGGTGTCGCTGATGGTCGCGGTCACGACGAACTGCTTGGGACGGCCGAGGGACGCCTTCGTCTCAGGGTCGACCTCGTTCACGCCCGCAATGCTGATCACGTCGCCAGCGTTCAAGGTCGTGAGACCCGAAGCCCAGCCGTTGGTGTTCAGAGTGAAGGTGGAAACGAACGCGTTACCCGCGCCGGGGTTAGACTGACCAGCGCCGTTGACGGCCGGGGCCGCCGTGGTGCTGAACGATCCGATGACGTGCGTCGGCAGCTTCGTGTTACGGAAGCAGACGTAGCCCGCGGCCTTATCCGCAATAACGCCCTCCAACCACTGGTCGGAGATCGTCGATTCGGGGTTGAAGAGGCCCTTGTTGTCACGGACGAAGTACCGCGAAGTTTGCGGGGTCGCCGTGAAGGTGCGACGGTCGTCTTCCGGCGCCAAGGCTTCCGTCAGGTACTGCTCGTTCTGGAGCAGCTGGTCGTAGGTTGCCGTGGTGTTGAAGGCGCCCGTGAACTTCGGGACGTTGTTGACCTGTCCCGTGGTGAAGTTCTCGATGCCGGCCGCGAGACGCGCCATGGCGGGTTCGAGCACTTGCTCTTCGAAGTTGTTCAGCAACATCGCGCGCTCCACCGAAGTGAAGTTGATGTCGACGCCGAGCTGTTGGTTGACCAACAGGGTGGCGAAGCGCTGGACAGAGTTCTGAGCGTTCATCTGCGGGCCAGTACGGAGAGTGTACTGGAACGGGAGACGGATCGAGAGCTGTTGACCCAAGATGACCCCATTGATGGGGCCGGGCAGCAGGCTCTGGTAGTCACGGTTCGTACGACCCGTGAAGTTGCTCTTGGCGTGCAGCAGGACGAGAGCCTTGCGTGCGACCCATTGAGCGGTGATTAGTGAGTTAGCCATTATTCCTTTCCGATTTTATTTAGTTCAGTCCGCGTAGCTTCCGGGCGCTCTCGCGGAGTGACTGTTTGCTTCCTCTGTGCCGCCGAGCGAACTCTTCCATCGACATGTTAGGGTCGACGACATCTCGCTCTGACGCACGTCCCGCGGCCCTTACAGCTGTGGGGGGAGGAGGCGCCTTGGTGATGGACTTCTTTTGCCCTGTTTGCGCATCGGGCTTAGAGCCGTTCTTTGAAGTGGGCTGCTCGGCCTCAATCTTCGCGATCATCTTGCCGATGGTAATGCACTGCTGGGCCGGGCTCTGCTTCGCGGTTCTAATCGCGAGGGCAGTGTCCTTCCCAAACTCGTACAGGATTCGGCCGACGTGCTCCGACTGAGCGACAGCAGCACCCGCATCTGGACCCAGCTGATGCTGTGCCAGGACCGGGTTGTTGGTTACAACCGCCGTGTAGTCCTTGTGAGTCTTCGCAAATTCCGCGATCCTCTCTTCGACCACCTTACGGCGAGTGACCGCCTCATTCTGTCCGTTCATCTCACGAACAATCTCGCGAGCGGCTACCGCAGCCTGAGACTTTGTCCACTTCTGCATCTTGGCCCGATACTTGTCGTTGTCGAAGGCGATATCCGGGTCCGCTAGGTCGGGCATCGGCTCGTCTTCAACAACAGGAGGAGCAACTGCAGCGTCGGTCTGTGCGGTGGTAGGTTTCCCACCGGCCTTGAGCCGCTCCAGCTCAGCTAAAGCATCCTTCAGCTGTCCCTGCATGTGCTTGCCAAATATCTTCGTGCCTTCGAGCAGATCGTTCAGCTCTACTATGCGTTCCTCAGCAGATCCTTTCTTCGGGGCCGGCCGGGAGGGTGCAGCCTCTTCTTCACCCTCCTCGCCAGTCAAGTCCGTGTTGGGATCCGTTTCATCGCTGGGGTCGACGGATGCGGTGGACGGGTCCGCGTCTTCGTCCGAAGTCCCCTCACCCGAATCGGTCGGGTCGCCGAGTGTTCCGTCTTCGTCAACGATGGGGGCATCTTCGTCGACTAACGGATCCGAGGCCGCTGCTGCGGCGCTGCCTCCCGGAGTGGCGTCTACATTCTGGCCCGCGGCGACGGCAGCTACTGCGGCTGCGTCAGCGGCGCGGGCGGGTGTCGCACCTCGAAACGGGTTGACCTTGTCATCAATCTGTTTTTGAGTTTGCGACTCGTATTTCTCTAAATCTTCTCTCGAAAAAGCCATGAAAGTCTCCTGTTACACGGAATACGCTTCCGCGAGGCGGTCAGGTCTCACCCAGACATCGAGATCAAGTAGCCTTTTTTGGCTTCTTGGGTTTTGCAGCGGCCATCGCCTTCGCGGCGGCGACCTTCTGCTCGTTCAGCTCCTTCGTATGCTGTAGGGTCAGCGTGTGCTTCTCGTGCATGCGCCGCATCTCGTGCTCGTGCGCCTGCGCGGCCCGCTGCATCTCGGCGTCGTGCGCCATCGCAGCCCGGAGAGCTTCGGTGCGCTCGTGCGCGAACGTGGTCTGCTGGTCTTGTTGGTGCTGCGCCTGCTGGTGCGCCTGATCCTGCGCGTGCTGCTGGGCGGCGTGCGTCATGTCCTGTAGGTTCCCGACGTGCTTGGCGGCTAGGTCCATCTGCGCCGACTGCATGTCGGTCTGCTGCTGGCTCTTGTCCGCCCCGATCTCGTGCGCGAGCTTGATGTTGGCGAGGTGCTTACCGGCGGCCTCGAACTGGATCTTCTGCTGCTCGACCGGGCTCATCTTCGCGCGTGACTGCGCGATGGTGGCGTCTGCGCCCATCTTCTGGGCCTTACCCTGGAGGAGCTGCATCTCAAGCTGCTGCTGCTGCTCCTGCATCTGCTGCTGCTGATTCTTCTTAGAGCCGACCCCTTCCGCCTTCTCCTTCGCGGTGGGCTGGATGATGCCCTGCTGGATCAGCGGGATCCGGAGCCGATTCGCCATCTCCTGTGCGTCCGGGGAGTCAATGTTCTTCGCGATCAGGTCCTGGATGACCGGCGCGGCGGTAGGCATCGCCTCAGCGAACGAGATCAGCGTGTCTAGCGCCTCCTGGCGCGCGGACTGGAAGCTCGGCCCGATGGTGACTTCAACGTCGTACGACCCCTTCGAGAGGTCGTTCATGATGTCGCCGGTAAACTCGTGCTCTTTGTTCAGCTCTACCATCTTCTCGACGCCGTCCTGGCCGATAATACGATCGACGCGCTCGGAGTCCATCACGGTCGGGATCATGTCGACGAACATCTCCCAGGTGAGCTGGAGCGCGGAGCTGAAGCCGTCAATAAACTCGTAGCTCCCGAGGTCGGAGCGCTTCGTGTGCTGCACGAGCGCCTTACCCGAGACCCGGTTCATATCATCAGAGTTCCCGAGGGCTGGGTCAAAGTAGCCGATGGTGGCCTGGATATCTTGGATCGACATCTGCGCGAGCGCCATAGCGCCCTGCGGCAGGTCGAGCGGAGGGGTGCGGAACGGCATCCCGCCCTCCGCGTTTTTGTCGACGTTGTAGGGTAGGTACGGGCGCGAGGCGACGTTGGCCTGGTTCCACTCGGGCTCGTAGCCCTTGATCATCGCCTCAGTCACAAGATAAGGGGCCTTCGGGAGGAGCGCGGAGCGCTCGATCATGTCAGAGGCGCGGGAGTTGTAGCTGCGCTGCGCGTCCTTCGAGTGGCGGATCAGCGACTGAAACTTCTTGCGGCCCTCGATGTTGATGTAGCGGCCGGGGCAGCGGACCACAGGGATCCGCTTCCAGTCGTAGTAGTAGGGCCCTTCGAGGACGTTGGATCCGTCTACCTTGGCCCACATGACCTGCCACTTGACGGTCTTGCGGATCATCTTCTCGCCGGTCTTCTTGTTCTTGGCGATGCGCGTGACGCCGCTCTTCTCGTGCGTCAGCCCGTGCTCATCGAGGTGCTTCTCGGTCGCCTTCAGGTCGGAGTCATAGTCGCGGACGGTGCCATCCGTCATCTTCGCGATCCACTTCTCGCGCGGGACGCGCTCAAAGTATTCGGCGATGCGCACTTCCTTGTCGGTGAACCAGCCATAGCTGTCGCGAGACATGTTGAAGCTGGAACGGTGCCCGACCGGGTTCTCTCCGGTCGTGTAGAGGTTGTCGTAGACGTCATCGGAGATGCGCTCCGCGACGATGCAGCGGTTGGCGTCGCCAGCGCACGCGTCGGCGCACTGCGGATCCCAGACCACCGTCTGCGGGTTAGCGATGTTGATGACGCGGAGGACCTGGTCGAAGGCGCCCTCGCCGTCGTCCTGCATGTAGGTCGGCATGATCCGCCACGCACCGAACCCGCCAGCGACGGCGAACTTGAACTGCTCTTTGTAGATCTGGTCGGCGCGGCTCGCCTGCTCGATAGAGCGGCAGAGCCCGGCGAAAACTTCGGCG